TCAAACCGCAGACAGAAGAATCAGACGGCAGCAATTGTTGTGGGCGCCGCCACTGCTAGTGCTATCTTAAGGCCGATTGTCAGAGCAGTCACGGTTTGCGAGGAACTTACAAGAATCTCTTGTGAGTCTACACAGTTAGCAACCGCAGGCAGTGTGATTGTACCGGCCGCCAGCGTTCCGCTTGGAGTTAACACCAACCACACGCTCGAACTGCTGTCTGTAATTGTGGTTGTAAATCCGGTGCTCGTAGGCCCGGAATACTGAAGAATTTTACCATCCCCAGAACCACCCTGCTCATTAATGTATGTGGCTACAGTGCCGATATTAGCACGGTAATCAATGCCGTTTTCATTAACAGCAACCACCGTGGATGGCGTAATTCTGTCAATCAGCGAAAGTCGTTCAATAGCCATACTATGGTAGATTCTTAAAGAGTGCCTGCCCGTTGTCCTGAATAGCAACCGGATCCAGATTCGGATAGTCTACAAATACACGCTCGGTACGCTTATATCCAGCACCAAGTGGCAGCGTTTTAACATATTGCTGCTCAATCGGAGCGGCAGCTTCAACTAAAAGCTGATCGTACATCAATTTCGCGTTCGCTTTCGTCTCTGGAGTGAGTGCCTTGCCGTAGGAAGGAGCCAAACGCACCGCAAGATTAAGAACCAAAGCTTCATTGAATTGAATTGGAACATCAATCTCCTGGTCAATATTGCTGTCCTGCGGGCTTGTAGGCAGCGGATAACTGATGCGAATATTTTTCGCAAGCCAAGAGCCAACCAAGAGATCCAGCCGGCGCAGTGCGCTCTGAAGTTGATCGGGCGTTAGGTCGAATATGTACGACGCCAGCCCAATCTCCTCAAAAGCCTGCTCGATAATCTGTTTCTTGGTCCAGCTCATGTTATTTGAGTGCTTCTTCGATCAAACTCGCAATTCTTTTATCAGAATAGCGGCCATCAAACTTAATTCCAAGCTCAGCAGCCTTGGCTTCAAGTTCCTGCCGGGTAGGTGGAGCATTATCATCCACCACAGGCTCAGAAACAGGCTCTGCGGCCTCAGAAACCGGGATTTTAGCAAAGGTCTTTGACTTGAGTGCTTCAACAGCAGCCTCGAGGCTTGGATACCAGCCGTCCGCCACCTTTTTTGAAAGATCTTCAGCATCGACAACGCCCGTGAAATCGTATGTTCCGTTAGGGCGCACATGTTTGCCTGTTGCTTTGTAGACCAGAGCAGGAAATTCGGTCATTTTTTGAGTTTTCCAACGGGTTTACCTGCCGTCTGCTTCGCTTTGCGTGCAGAACTTAAGGCCATTGCCACAGCTTGTTTCTGTGGATAGCCGGCTTTCATCTCCTTGCTGATATTCTTGGAGATCGTCTTGGGTGAGTAACCTTTTTTTAGTGGCATAAAGAGTTGATACACAAAGGGGAGAGCGGAGTCAACCGCTCTCCCCCAGTGAAAGGACCAATTAAGACTGACCGAACAGGATGATCCCGCTCATTTCAGGCTGCTTGTTGACAACCCCGAAGAGTGTATCCAAGCGGTAGCGAGTCTTCATCGTGTTGATGTCGTACTGCTTCTGCATGACCAGTTCAATGCCCTGATCAGTGGAAGCACGCATCACGTTTGCACCAGCGTCCGAAGGCACTGCATAGCGACCGGGCAGGATCTCGATCGCATCTTTCTGCCAGAAGCAGTTGATCGGAGCCGCTACAGTGTTCAGGAACACGATTGCGCTGTTGGAAGCCTTCGTGTTGACAACGCAGTTCTGGTACTCAGCCGAAGCGGCAGATGCGACCTGGTTGGACACGATGCCGGGGCTGATCACCATGTGGGTGCCGTCGGTCACGCTGATGACGCGGAAGGTCTTCAACTGGCCGGTGTCGCCCTTGGTGATGTGATGCACAGCATTCACAGCCGCGATCGTGAAGCAGTCGCCAGCAACAACACCGGTTGTGCTCGACACGGTGACGCTCTGGTAGCGGTTGTCCACGTTGAGGCGTTCTGCCGTTGTCGGAGACGACGTAACAGCCTTGGGCACTTGGTAGTTAACAGCCGCGTCACGAGTATCAATCGTGATGCCAGAACCAGCAGCAGCGGTGATACGGTTTGCGTAGTCGAGCTTGTAGGTGCCGAAACTAGCAACCTGGCCGATAAAGGCACGGTCGTAAGCTGTCAGCGTCTTACCCTGAAGCGTCTGACGGCCAGCAAGGTTGTTCGCCATGCCGTTGTAGTCGCGGGTCGAGAGTGCCAAGTAGCGGTCGAAGTCCTGCACGCCCTGCTCATTGAAGATCGCTTCGCACTGCGCAACGTCATCAAAGCCGGTGGCAGCCGAGAGACGCTTTACAACGAGCGTGCCCTGAGCCGAAGCCACATTGAGGACAGCCACGTTGATGTCAGAAGCCAACTTTTGCTTGGCAGCGTCACCGAGACGCTGTTCCTGAAGGGCGTCACGAAGCTCAGTGGCAGTCATGATCCAAGGCACAGACTGGTTGTAGCCGATCGTCGCAGGGACGGAGAGCTGGGTGTAGTCCGTGAAGTTGGAAGTCATATCGGTGCCCGAGTAGGACTTCGCGATATAAGGCTGCGGCCTCCAGATCGTGTTGTTGGTGCGTTCCATCATCGTCTGATCCGTGTTGTAGATCGAGACGTTGCGGGACAGGACAAGTGCGTCTTGGAACCCTTCGAGGAGGTTCTCAAACGCTACCCTTTCTTCTTTGCTGAATGAATTAGCCATAACTTAGGATTGGTTTTTTAACTGCTTTTTAAAGGCGAGAACTTTGGAGTAATCCCCGGTGCGTGCCGCCTCTTCACGCAACCGATCTAGCTGGACGCCAGACGTTCCAGGATTCCCATTGCTAACAATTCGTTTTTCGGGAGGAGGGAGTTGTTTGCGAGTCACACTCAGTTGAGTCTCGAGTTTCGCTACTGCGAACGCGAACTGAACCGGGTCAGTGATCTCTGCCAGTTCCTTTGCCTTCTTTGGGTTTTTGCCAAGGGCGTAGACCATTACGGCGGGGTTCTGGGCGCCTTGAAGAATAATCCCCTGCTGGGTAACGCTCAGAATCTCGAGAACTGCTTCCTCGGCATCTTGGAAATCAGATACTTTCAAGCCAGATTTACTCTGGTTATAGCCTTCCAACTTCTTTTGCCAAGTTTCCTGTTCGGCTTGCTGCTTGGCTCTTTGCTTTGCTACAGCCTCGTCAGCCTGTCGCTTCCGCTCCAACCAGTTTGCAAGTTCGTGCTCAAACTTGTCTGAATCGTAATCGCATGCTTCAAGTGTTGGTTTCTTGCCGGGATCAACAGGATTATTCTCTGGAGCCGGTAACACCATCTTGAGCTTTTCCTCCAGCTCACGCTTCTCGCGTTGTAGCTCTCGGTAGCTTTTCCTCAAGTTCTTCACCCATTCGGGTGCTTGCTTCTCTTCCTCTTCGGGAGCCGGCGATTCTCCTTTAATACTGATCACAACCTCTTCGACCGTGTCCTCCGTTGGCTGCTCAGGCTCCCCCGTAGGGGCCTCTGGCGTTGCGTTCAGGAGTTCTTCAGTTTCCGCTGTTGCGATGGTATTTTCTGCCGTTTCGTTTGTATTCATGTGGGATTGATCTCTCAAATGCAAGCACTATTGCATCTGAGGTGCCGGCTGGGTGAGCCGGTCGGCCAGCGCGAAGATCCGCTCTTGATCTGCCATGCTGACTTTTGAAAGTGTCTCGGTCGTCTTTGCCCGCGTCTCCTCGGCCTTCGCCACAGAGAGAATGCTGTCAGCCTGGGCCTTGGCAGCCTGTGCGATGGCCTGCTCGCTTGCAGCCTGCAAGTACTGCGCCTGTGGGTCTGGCTTGGCATTCTGTGCCGCCAGTGCCATTTCCTGTGCCTCGGTGTCGGTAGGCTTGAGAACTCCCATATTCAGCAGCTTCTTGCGGAAGTAATCCCGAACCTCTTCGATGCCTTCGCCGTCCATGTTCAGCATCGCCATGCTCGAAAGCACCTGGGTCATCTCGGGATCCTGGGTGAGCGTCATCATGTCCGTCAGTGCCCGCACCGTAGCCCCGCGCTTAGTCTGGCTACTGGGTCCCACAAGCACCTGCACATCGTAGTCCGCACAGGACATGTCGTTCTCATACTCGATTTCTCCCTCGTCGTTGACGATCGGTTTCATCAACTCCACAGGCTCCATCTTGCCGGAGGAAGCTATCGACTTCATCTTCCGGCCTTGCTCCACGAAGATGTCACGCGCAATCGAGAGCCACACTTCTCCGCACCGCTTCACGCCCTTAGCCATGTTGCTCATGTAGATAAATGTCTGCATATCCAGCCGCTGCTGAATGAGTTCCACGGTCTTGCCGCTCAGGTGGCTCACCATCTTGTCTCCTTGCTGAGGGGAACCTAGGATCTCTTGCATGTCGGCCTCGGTGATCTGGAGCAATGCCGCCATCGAAGGCGGGATCGACGGAGGCTTCGTATACGCCACCGGCCCCCCGGGCATGGGGTTGCCGTTGGCATCCGTGATCGGATTGATCAGCAGGTACGGGTAGTTCTTGAGGTTGTCCTCGGCCCACATGAGCTGGTGCCCAGCAACCTGTTCGGGGAGCAGAATGGGCTTCTCCATCGCAGAGAGTGCCGCAATCTCGCCCAGCTTGCTAAGCTGCATGTTCTTGAGCCGCTGCGCGTCTTTTGCAAGCCGTACATGCCCCATGCACCGCTCTACGTTGTCCACAAACCACCGCTTGCCGTACACCGGGATGATCGGGATGTTCTTGCCGGCAATGTACCCACAGTCCTCAAGGATCTTCGCCCCGGACATGATGTACTTGTGGACCTTCTTGGTCTTGACCTTCTTGCGGCGTGTCTCCTTCCAGCCGGTCGCCAGCATCTCTTCTTCCTTGTAGAGTTCGTCCGGCTTCAAGGATTCCTCCTCGCCGGTAATGCTCTTGTAGATGCGGATCTGCTCGGAGACCTCCTCCACGACGTAGTACTCCGCAACGTAAACGATTGATGGTGTATACCAATCGAACTGACTGCGCGTGATAGTCTTAGGCCAAGTAGAGGGATCATCATCCCACTCCGCCTTGTAGGCTTCCCGCGTCATGCTGGTTAGCACCCAGCAACGCTTCGCGTCCGCTTTGTCCTGGCGCTTTGCGCCGAGATCAAAGTACACGCTAGAGTCCGCATCAAAGATCGGCTCAATACACACCCGCTGCTTCTCGTCCTCGGGGTCTTCGTCGTTGACGTATTCCGTACGAAGCCTCCACGCTCCAAACCCTCCCATCACCGCTTCTTCAAAAGCATTGTCGTAAGCCTCGTCTGCCGTAGGTGTCTGCTCATCAGCACGATACAGGTTCTGGCAGGTCTCCGCCAGCTTGTCGTATTCCTCGCCTTCTTTGGAGGCAAACACCACTCCGATCCGGTTGTTCCGGTACTCGTTAATGATCCGTTGCACCGCCATGTGCACCTTGTTGACCTCGAAACGCGGCTTGTTCTCAAACTGAT